ATTTCCACTTATTACAGTCATATATCAAATTCGCTAATAAGGTATTAGGTACTGAAGGATCTTGGGAAGTTCTAAATGAAGGAACTCCGACTGGTCCGGATACTCAGTTGAGTGCTAAGGACCAATTAATCCGTCTTTATCCAACTCCTAAAGGAGCATTTCCAGTAGTCGTTTTATACATTCCTACCATCACTCATTTCCGGAGCCCGCAGGCAAGAGCTTTAGCTTTCGATCTGATGACTGCGGAAGCTAAAATGGCTATCGGTCATGCTCGTCGCAAAGGTGGTAATATACCGGGTCCTGACGGCGGTACTATCTCTTATGATGGCTCTGATATGGTAAGTGAGGGCCAAGAGATGAAGGATAAGATCCTAGAGCAAGCTATTAATCTTGGCGAACCTATGCCAATCATGATGCTGTAATTGATATACAATCTAGTCGGACGCACTCGATCTCATTGGGTTAAATATATTAATAATTTACAGGTGGGATCAACATGAGTGATACTAGGAGATCTTGGGATGAATTGCTAGGGAATGATCCCAGCGGTAATAGTGGTATGTTCTCGAATAGCACGAGACATCCAAAAATCTCATCCCAAGCACTGAGAGACTTAATTGTAACTCTTCAATATCTGTTAAACCAGCTTAGTGAAGCCGGTGACGGCACTACTGCATCTAATATCGGTACTTCAGGCGTTGGATTATTTAAGGAGATATCTGGAGCCGATATTAAATTAAAGAAGATAAAACCAGCTTCTGAAAAGATCACGATCAATAATAATACCGAAACTGATACTGTCGATATCGACGTTGATCCAAACAATATTACTATACCCCAAAGTAACGTCACAGGTCTGACAGGTAATCTTAATACAATAGACAACAGCATCACAGCTATTTCAACGGCAATAGCTGCTTTAAGCGATGCCATAGATGGTAAAGTTCCAACTTCACGCACGATAAATGGGCAACCATTATCAGATAATATTACCCTCACCGCAGCTAGTGTGAGTGCCGATCCTTCAGGGACCGGGGCATCTGCGGCCAGTAGTGCTGTTTCCACACATGCAGCCGTTACCAATGGTGTCCACGGTATAACATCATACGGATCGACAATAACGTCCAGCGCGAACGCGACAGCGGCTCGTAGTGCATTGGAACTTGGAGATGCAGCCACAAAAAATGTCGGCACGTCTTCGGGAGCAGTCTCGGCTGGGGACCATTCGCATCCCGGCCTTTCGGTACAAGATGCAGAAACGGCTTCGGTTCGTTCTCTCGGATATGGTGCTACCGAAGCTGCCTCAGGATCGGAGTTCTTGGCGCTAATGACCTTTTTGGAAGGTCTTTTTGGTATCGAAATTACTGCACAGCCAGAGGATGAACAAGTATCAGAAGGAGCGACGGCCACGTTTACGGTTGCAGCAGATAATGCTACGTCTTATCAATGGCAAAAGCGAAACATTTATGGTGGCTCTTGGACAGAGATTTCCGGTGCAACATCAGCGTCTTATACGACGCCAGCTTTGACTGCTGCTGGGGACAGTTATTATGAGTTTCGCTGCGTTGTGGCCGGTCTGAATACTGTTAACAGCGATGCGGCACTGCTTGTTGTCACGTTAGCATTATTTGATGAGGACTTTTCTGATGATCTTGTTCCAACTGCCGGAACAACGTACACTACTAGCACCGGGGTTGGACAGCTTCGTTATTATAATGTGCAGTCGGGTGATGCGGTTAGCGGTGGTAAGCTTACCTTCTCAGCTAATCCTAATTTGATTATTACGGATTGGGCAGCTTCTCGAACTCGCCTACAAGGGCGTATTCATTATATGAAAGCCGTCACAAAAGCATCAGGTGCTTTTGGTGCATGGCAGACAGTGAATATTCGAGGAACGGATGCCGGGACTAACTTTTTTGCATTTGACTGTGGCTGTCCTGGTGTCTTAGTTGGTCAGGAAACAATTGGATATATCCGCGATCAACGATTCAATCTAGCACCGGCAGGGACGAGTACAGCTTATACACGCGGCAATTACCAGATCAAGAATTATGTTACATATAGCTCTGTTGTCGAAATAGCTCTAGTGGAACGAGCAGGGCAAGGGACTTTCGCTTTTGGTCGTCTCAACAGCGGCGAATGGCGAATGCTGTTCGTCGAGAATTATTCGACCATGACTGGCCGTTTAGCATCGCAACTTCAAAATAGCGTGGCTATACAGGAATATAACCGCCTCGCTACCTTCAATACTCGATTCGCCCCTTCTCCTTTACTACAACATTCATTCGCTGCTGCTATCTCTCCAAGCGATGGTGCCGGACAAACGGAGTCAGGCGGGTCTGGTATCGTCGCCGAAACAAGTGGTTCACTAACAATAAACAGTGGACGCTTAACGCTATCAGCAGATGGTATCGGCCTTTGCGTTTTCGATGTTGGAACGGATGATTGGGTAATGCACGTCAACATGCGTGTTTATAATGGTTCACCCGTTTCTGTTATTCTGCGATACGTGGACGCAAACAACTATCTGCACGCTCAGATCGATTCGAGTGCGGATAGAATGAGATTAATTGAGGTAGTCAGCGGTGTATCCACGACGCTGAACGATATCGCCTTAAATCCTGGTGCAACTGACACTTGGAACGTTGGTGATGCTGAAGAATTATACTTCACAGCCCGTAGTCGAGACGGCAGCAATTTAATTGTGACTGTGGCTCGCGGCGTGCTGCATGACAGCTATATTGAATCCTCGACAACTCGCTTTGGTGCGTCCACGAAGTGTGGTGTTCGCATCAATAAAGGAACGGGAGTTAACTCTTCTCAAGCTCGTAATCTTGCCGTCTGGTCACAGACTCAAGAGCTTCCTACGTTCTAATGCCTGCTGAGACTTATGAGTATCAGTAGTGAAATTACTGTATGAGCAGATTCGATTATACGCGATTTGACACAGTACGTTTCGACGCTGCTGACGATAATGGTGTATACATCTATAGAAAACTAGATGTCTTAGCTGGGGATAAATTGCTCGTTCCGGGATGTGAACCAACATCCACTATTTCTTCCAAAATGTTGGCGGCTCAACTCAGAGAACGAAATTGTGGTACGGCTTTAGTTGATCTAGCTGATGCTTTAGAGGCAATACCTGGATCTACTATAGAATATGGCATCCATTGGACTATGGGATATCGTAAAAAATGGTTAGTTTTACCGCCGGTTAAACAGGGATGTCCTTGCACTCCAGTAGAGGATTATTACGCTATTCTAAGAGAATTAGCTAATCAAGAGGAACCGGTTACTGAGAAGTATGATTATTGTGCTATGGATAATATGGGCTTTTGTCCATCTCCAGGCTTTGAATTTGCTGATCCTCCTCCGCCAAGTCCGTACATTGAACCAGGAACCCCATATGAAGGTGCTGGAGTTCTGCCTCCGATGCAACCTTGGATAACTAGCGAAGATTAATCTAGGGAGGAGATTTCAGATGCCCGTATACAGATTCGGCGATCAAGAACAACCAATCTTCGATCAAGCCCATCCAGATTTCAGATCAGACACAGAGCAACGTAATACTCCGCTTGCTGTTTTTGATCATGATAATCCGGATATTATGTATGCCCGAAGACAAGTAGAAGAAGTAATCAATACTTCAGGGGCAGAAGTATTCGTATACATTCGCACTAACAACGGAGATTATGATACAGTTTTCGATGAAGATCCAGATCCTACGTATTGGAATAAAGTGCCTCTGAAGGCTTATTTTAAACCCGCTCCCCTCGAAGCCGAGTTGAAGAAGTGGGGAGCAGAAATTATTAGCAAGATAGAAATTGTCTTCAGCCATATGCAGCTATACAAACTCTTCGGAGAACGTATGCTGCGGGCTGGGGATGTGATTCAGATTCCATATGGGGCAGCCACAACTGCTACTAATCCCAAGAATTATGTCGTCTTAAACGGTACCCCATCCGGAACATATAAATATGTCTGGCTTTACTTCACCTGCCAGACACAAACTCTATCTGCCGACATCACTGTTCGTCCTCCGGACGATACACCCATGAGCACAGACGCCGACCACGAGACTTATCGTGAATCTCTCTGAACAACTCAAGAACATCTGGCAGAAGCATCTTAATTCTCAACACTTTTTTGTGAGTGAGATTCAGGATGTTGTTACTTCTGGGTTAGATGAGATGGGTGTACCCACCAAGGCTACTAAGACTTGGAGCAATACTAGTATTGATATTAAAATCAATGGCGTAGCAGTAGTATCTGATAAAGAGAAGGCTGACGAATTAGAAGATAAAATCAGAGAGTTTATGCAGGATATAAGCAATCCTGCAACCCTGATTGACAAGCTGTAATGCCAATTCATAATTTCAATACCGACCAATATCCACAACCTCAGGCACAAACGGCCGGAAATACGCATATCGGCCCTATGCCCGGTATTAGCCAGCTATCACATTTACAGGGTGGTCGTAATCATTTAGATGGTAAGACCCAAGTATACAGCCAAGAAACTGAAGAATTCCTAATTCCAGGATTTAGAGCGTTAGATGATGCTCTCAAGAATTATTGGTCTGGAATTAGAGTTCCGACTAAAGATTCGTTCCGTTTAATGCGAGTAAAGATCGCTGGTGGTGATAAGAGCCTTCTTATATGGGCAGATGATTTAAAAGAAGGGCGAGTACGATTGCCGGTGGCTGCTATCAGCCGCAATGGTCACAACTATAATCAGGAGAAGTATAGCCCTCCATATCATCCTATAGCCATGCGTTATTTAAGCACTAGACGTGACTTGGTGGCTAAGATCTTTAGACCAGTGCCGTATCTGGTTGATTATACTATGACGATTTGGGGAGAGAGAAAACGAGATGCTGACCACATGTTGCATCAAGTTTTAACTCGTTTTAACCCATTAGCAGAATTCCGTATGAGTGACGGAAAGATTGTTGGGTCTGTTCAACTGCGTTTCGGAGGTTCAACCGATACCAGCGATAAAGAAGCTGGGCATGATCAAAAAGCTGAAGTTAGATATGAGGTGACTATGACGGCCGAAGCATGGCTGCCGCTTCCAGAGGTAATTGTTCCTACGGTTCTAGGCCAGACTCAAGTAATGCGTGATCGAACCGGGGAAATCTTAGTAGCTAGAAGTGGTGAATTTGTCCACCGGACTCAATAGGGATAACCAATGGCGGCTGAATCTATTACCATCTATAATTGTTCTGCGCAGATGATTCCGCTGCAACTGAGAAAACCAAACTCAGAGTTTTATGCTAATGAACAGCAGGTTCGTATTATGTCGGGGAAGCAGGTAACACTTCCCAAATCTCATCTGATGATGGAACAGATCGAGTCGCTGGCTAAGCAACGTATGATTCGTATACTTCGCAGTGCAGCTAATTAGGGGTCTCCAGGCTTTAGACATGTCTCGATGTCCGATGCAAACTTATGGATAAGTTGCATATACGGAGATCGATATGGCAGTCTTCTTGTCCGCTGGTGTATTTCCACAAGAAGTAGATCTTAGTGCTCTCCCCAGCGCTATCGGTCCACTCCGCCCAGCATTCCTCGGAACCGCAAAGAAAGGACCGCTAAATGAGCCGGTCTTTCTTTCTTCTGCACAGCAATTCATCGATACTTTCGGGGAGCCATTCCCCGAGAGTTATCTCGGCTACGCCGTGCTTGCCTTCTTCGAAGAAGGCGATCAATGTTATGTGATGCGTGTCGGCGTTGAAGCTGAAGAGGGACAAGAGGACGCCCTCGCCGATATCGCCATCGACATGAGCGGTGCTCGTGGCGACGGGTGGGGACGCATTCCCATCTTCTCCGGCATTGATCACGGTCGCCTCGATCTCCGCCTGCCGACCGAAGACAAGCCATTCGTCTTTCATGCGGCCCTGGTCTCCGACGAGCAATATAGTGACGCCGAAGTCTCCGATACTGATGGAGGGACCACGGCGTCCATCAGCGTCACAGGGACCTATACCGGTGCTATCGACGATTCTTTCGTCCTGACTATTACCGGGGCTCCCACAATCTCCGCTGCTGCTCCAGTGGACGGTGCCACTTTTGAACTCGTTAGAAATAGCGATGGGGAAGTGGTTCTCAGCGGTGAACTCACCGACGACAACGGTGATGGCGTTTCTAACATCATCGCTATTACAGATGGTCTCTCTTTTAGAGTCACGGTGACGGATGGCGTTCTCGACGTCAACGACACTTTCGCATTCAGCGTTCGCCCAGACAATCGAAAATTCTCCATTTCGGTTGAAGGTGAAAGTGCTACGGAATACACGGTTCCCGCCGGGACTTACGCCACCACAACGGCGATTGTGGACGCGATCAATAACCTCGTCGGCAGCGAATCGTATCTGGCCGTTGAGTACACGAATGCTGATGAAGATGTGATTCCTCAGTTCCGCACCGATACCGCTGGTGAACGCATCCAGCTTATGGGTACGGATGCGTTCGCTCTGGAAGTGGGGACCAAGCAATACGCTTGGGATATTCCCAAGTCCTACCTCATCGGTTCGGAAGTTGGCCCCTACAACGTTTCCAGTGGTAATAACCGGGTCAAGATCTCGGTTATTGGTGCTACTGAGACTGTCTCCCAAGAGTTCACACTGCCGGTGGGGACTCAACAGACGGCCACGGCACTTTCGAACGTTATCGATCTCGCTGGTACCGTTGACGGTGATACGGTTTGGGAATGCATTGTGCTGACTATCCCTGGCGGAACTCAGCATCTTGTTATTGTCACAACTGCCGACAATCGGCTTGACACCCTCAAGCTCGAAGCGACCTATTCGAACCTCAAGACGCTACGCTTCTCGGAATTGGTTGGCATAACCAGCCCGTACAAGAGAGCATATCGCGGCTTCTCTGACAATCGCCTACTCCTCCCAGATTCTGGTGTGACCACTGCCGCGAGCCCTCTCTCGTGCGAAGAGTCTCCGGGAAGCGACGATTGTGCGTCCGATACGTCCT